TGTCTGTGTAAGTTCGTTATAATTTGAAGATCTAGGAAAAGCAAAACTACTTGCACCACCTATAACACTTGCTAAAATATTTGTTTGTCCCGACGGAATATTAAATCCTGTGTTGTTTGTAGGCAGATCTTGATTGATAAATCTAAATGCGTTTAAAAGAGTGCCCAGGTCTCTATTGCCGTTTGTTAAGTCTGCCCATAGATTGCCTGTTGTAAAACGGCCTTGTGTGCCAGGAATATTAGTAGACAGTTTACTTTTTCCTGTATCATAATAAGCAGGATCTCTAAAGCCAGGAGGACTATCTTCTCCGCTTTGTTCTCTCTCGTAAGATACACTTTCATATTCAATTGACAGTGTGTTTCTAGCAAAAGTGTTTCCGTTACTTTGATCCATTTCGTCATGTTCCCAATTGGTAATCATTGGATTAATCAAAGTAAATCCTGTAAACTCGTGCGATCCTTGAATGCTATACAATTGAGACACTGTTATATATTGCAAGAATGGAGTGTTTAATCTGTTGGTTCTATCTAAACCATATCTTCTTAGTCCTCCAGAATACATGTTGTTTGGAGGAAATGCAAAACGTGACGTATAATTTGGATCTTGGTTATAATATCTAAAATATGCTTCCCAAAAAAGTGTTGTGTTACCTTGTCTATCGTCATGAAACGTCATACGTATTGGATCGTAACGTGTGCGTCTTTGTATAATTTTCTTTCTGTTATACTGATTTTTTGTATCAGTGTCTACAGTAAATCTAGGCAGTTCCACAGTGCTTACTAGTAAATTTAATTCTTTTCTGTTGTTTTGTAGGAAGTTACCTGCTGCACCCAAAGACTTCAATGCAGTTGGATTAATACCTATGTTTACATGATAAAGAAATTTTGTTTTTGGAGCAAGTCTATATCCCGAACGTAGGTATAAAGCAGCAGCATGAGCATAGTCACCTACATACCCTTTGTTTGAACCAATATTTTGTAAGTTATCAAATTGTGCCGAGTTTGTCATACTAATATTTATCTTATTTTTTAAATGCGTATATTATAAAAAAAGGAGCCCCTGAGGCTCCTTTTATCACGGCAATCTCTTTATAATTAGCCTGCGCCAGTTGCTAGCGAGCTAAGGTTACGTGGAACTGGAGTTCCTACGCCTGTTCCGTTTGGTGTTTGAACAGCGTTATCATACTGAATGCTAAGTTCAACTTGCACTGGAGCACTTTGAGAATAATCTAGTGTTCCGTAATTTGCGCTGGTTAAGTAACAACCATATAGTTCCCATGTATCTAAAACATTAGGTGTGCTTGTTCCATTACCGCCATCTAGTATTTCCATGCGCATTAAGAATTTATAATCTTGTCCTGATGCTGCACTTGCTTGTTCAAAGAAATCAAATTGTTTCTGTAATTGTTCACCAACCATTTTTTGAACGTTGCCGTTAACATCGTCTCTTAGGTTAAGTGAAACTTCCTGCCAAGTATGTTTACCTGCAAGAAATACTTTTGAGTTATACACATCAAGTGTCATTTGTTCAAAGTTAACGTTTGGTCTACTAACGTCAACAACTTGTTTTGTAAGTTCCTGTGTATCAGCCGAAACACCAAAATTTTCTAGTGTAACACGGAAACGATACTGTAATTTAGGCATTAACAAGCCTTGGTTGTTAGCACTTGTATCGTTTGCTAATGGAACTGTAATATTAGTAAGTGTTGAGATTGCCATTTAATATATTCTCCTATTCACAAGTATTTATCATTTGAGAGGGCATTTAATTTTTGCCCTCTCATGATATAATGTTTAAGCAGACAATCCTGAAATTTCACCAGTGTTCTTAATACGCAACGGAATGTAAATAAATTCAATTGCTTTTACTGGTTCAATTGCAATATCAACGTAAAGTTCGTTTCTGTCGATTCTTGCCGGAGTGTTGTTTGATTCGTCACATACAACTAAGAAGTCGTAAAGTGCTCTAAGTCCTACAAGTTCAACTAGTAAACTTTCTACTGCTTGTTTTACTTCGTCTCTTGTAATTTTGTCATTTGGTTCAAACAGATACGGTTTAGCAAGTTTAGTAAGCTGACTTCTCATGTAAATAATAAGTCTTGCTACGTTTACTCTATCTAGAGCACTTGCATTTCTTGCACGAGTCTTCTGTCCAAATACTACAAGCCCTGCACCTACAAGGAATGTAATTGGGTTGACGTTTTGAGTGTATAGCGTATCACGCTGACCTTCGTTAAGTGATATACTTACAAATTCTCCTTCAGAATTGACATAACCAACACTGCTTGCATTTGTCACACCGCCTCGTCTTGTTCCTGCTGGTGCAAACCATGGATAAGCAACTTGGTCATTCAATGCTATTACTCTTAGCACCATATGACTTGGAGGAACAACTACATTGTTTCCTGCATTATCACTAGTGAAGCCCCATGGATACCAAACACCCATGTATTCATCTCTGCTCACTAATCCAAGATCGTTGTCTTCAACTGCTAGTGCAGCATTTGTTGCCCAATCATTTAATGAAGTTGCATCTGGAGTTAGTCTTGCTGGAGTATCTCCTACAACAAACGCTGTTAAGTTTCTGTCGTAGTTTAGACTTATCATCTCGCCAATAAGCTCTGGATAACCAGGCGTAGCAATCAAGTTAAATACACGTCTTTCTTCGTCTCTAACATCTTGGTTGCTGTTGACCGATGATTGTAGCTGCTGCACAACCACTGCACGTTGCGATAATCTGCCAAAGCTGCCTTTACCGTTTGCTTGGTTGGCAGACTCGGTTACCCAACGATGTGGATAATAGTTTATCATTGATTCGCCATCGCCTGCGCCGTATTGTGGGTTATCTTGTGCAGTATCAATATAGTTACGAACGAAACGTTTCACGTTAAATCCGCTTCTACGTAGATTCCATAATAGCATACCTTTTGGATATAGTGCCGGATCTGGACAATCTGGATCAACATAATCGGTTGTTAGCAAGTCAGCAATGTCACCCTGCTCGTCGCTGTTAGCGCCGTTAGTGTTGTAACGTGCATCGCCGAACAATACGCCATTTTCAGTTGTTTGATCTGTTGCATCTAATTGAATCCATTCAGCTAATGTGGCATTATAACGATATACTAATGGATAGTTTTCAATATCTGCTGTGCTAATCCAAATATCGCCATCAACTAAATTTCCACCATCAGAACGATCACCGTCTTCAGGTGCTGTAACTCTTACAAATGGTCCTGCTGGATCTGGCGCTTGTGCTGGATCTACATTGTAGTAAGGACTTGCAATATTGCTTTGCCCTGATGCACCATCGTATAATAGTCCTACCCACTTTTCACCGTTGTGGACCATAATATCAACTTCGTCAATAACGCTGCTATACCATAATGCACCGTCTGCTGCTAATGCTGTTGGAGCATCTTCGCTGGCTACATATGTTAATGGCTTCCAAAGAGATGCTTTGTATTGCTCTGGGTTGCTGCCGCTTGCGCCATCTTGCCAATATAGGTTTAGTGTGCCTGTAAGAGCAACAGTATCATATGGTGTGAAGCCTGCATCTGTTAGCGCATTGCTGGTATCTACAAAGTGTATTTCACCGCCATCTCTGTGTGTAATAGTAACTCTGCTTTGACTATCAACGCTTGCAACAATGTTTTCAAAGTTTAGTGCGTTGATTGCTTCTGCCATTAAATCGGCATCATCTGAACTTCCTGTCGCTGTAAATGTTGCAGTTTGAGCAGCGCTCATTGTTGTTGAACCTGCATCACTTTCGCTAATATCAAATGACTTAGCTCCTGTTGTAAATGTAGTTGTATCAATTTTGCCTGTTGTTACTGTGGTTGCTCCAGTAGCATTTCTAACAAAGATTTTAAATGTGCCTAGTGGACTTGTATCAGCTGCAACATTTGACTGGATATATAAATCGCCTATTGTTAGATTTGATCCACCACCAGAACGATCTAATTCATAAAGAGCATCTACGTTTGAATCGTAAATTGGTGAATCTTTACTATCCCAAAGTTCAGTATCTTCGTTCCAACGTCTTACTCTCCAACGAGCACCTAGATTTGGTTCGGTTGTTTTAATCCAGAAAGAACCTGTTGGTCTTGGTGTAGTGTCATTAGTTTTGTATTCTGGCACTTCTGTGTGAGGTGCAATTTCTAATCTTGGAGTAACATACTGTCCAGCTGTGATACCGAGTGTATCTAGAGGCGTGTTGTTACCATCAGCTAGTGTCATTTCTCCGTCACTGCCATCGACATAAAATTCTAGTTTACCATCAATTAGTGCTACACTTACACCATTCGATGCCGATGCTGTAGCTGTATTAATGTCAGTTACAAATTGTGTAAGGTCGCCTGTAGCAGTTACAGTAATTGAACCGCCATTTGTTGTAATATCAAATGCATCACCAGCTGTAATAGTTACGTTTGGATTTGTTGCTGTTACAACAGGCCAGCTTGCTTTCCAATTTGCGCTTCCTAATTCTACCCATTGCCCAGCTGTTAAGCCTGTGGCATTACCTGGAGATTTGTAATATGCTTTAACAACATTTGTGGTTGCAACCAAGGCATAATCGCCAATAGCACCAACTGACCCTTTTGGTCTACTGGTTGCAGTATTTCCTACTAACTGTGTTTCGTCTGTGATTACAAGCGGAACTTTGTTTGTAAAAGTTTGACCGCCTGCTGTTAATATACTTGCGCCGTTCCACTCAAAAAATCCGTAAGTTGATGACTCGGTATCTAACCAATATGTGCCATCAGTTGGATCGGCTGCTGTTGGAATTGCACTTGCATTAAGAGCTGCAAGGTCAACATCTGCTCTAACTACATAAGCAAGGTTGCTTACACCTAAATATGAGTATGCTGCCTGCAATCCGTATTCGTTTTGTTCACCCCCGTGAATTGGGTTGTTATTAGCATCAGTTATAAACTTCGGATCTCCAAAAGTTTCAACAAGTTCTCTTTGTGAACTGATCAAGTAAACTTTATCAGCATTAGCTTTAAGGGTTCCTTCAGCTACACCTGTTCCTGCTCCGTTTAATTTATTTTGTTCTGTTGCTACAAAAATAAGTGGTGTTGTGCCAGGTTCGGCCGGGGTGTAAAAGCTCTCGTCAATTACATTTACCTGAACGCCTGGTGATACTAATCCTACCATTGTTTTAATCTCCTATGGGTCATTATTACTATTATTTAGCTGATCAGTGGAGAAAAGGGGGTTTTGAACCGTAAAATACGTGTTTAACTGTGTAAATAATCTATCAGTTGATCTACATTAAATTCCAAACTAGATAAGTTAGAATTATTATCAATGGTAAAATCTGCCATCCATTGTTTAAGACTCATGCTGTCAGATCCTTCTGGTGGCAGATGGTCACTACGATCGACCCAAATACAATAATCAAAAACACCAGTGTTTTGCATAGCAAAAAATTCACGTTTGTTGCGTAACCCGCAATATATATCGTGAGCTTTAAAAATTTCTCGACCTAAGCGAGCTCCATCAATTTCATTATAATCACAGATAGCATCATACCATTCTGCTCTGTGAGCATGCCTGTCGGCGTAACATTGTGCTTCATTATCATATCCATACTTATCTTTAAGTTGCTCATAGATAAAAAGTTTAGAGCAAAATGCGCTGCTGCTTTCAAAACTATAACCATACTTATCACGTAATATTTCACAGACAGTGTCCTTACCGTGTCTGCCATGCCCGATTACCAACAGTTTCTTTTTATTCATAGCTTATATTATGCGAAAATTTATTGTTTGTCAACCAATTAGGAAGCCGTATCCTGTTCCGCCTGCAACAGCCATGGCTAAGTCTTGTTCTAGTTTTTCCATTTCTTGCTGTGCTTCTGCTTTTAAGGCATCGCCATTTAGTGTAGTGCCGCCACCAGGTCCGGCAATAGTTGAAAACTTACTACGTGCTTCTCCGAGCATGTATTTACAATTAGCAAGTGTGTAATCTTTTATCCATTGAAATGCCTTGTAATCTTTGTATAACTCAAAATCTGGTCTATAATTGTAACACCATAACAACACTTCTTCGTCGGCTCTTGGACGCTGTAATATAGTTAATTTTTTGTTGCTTGTGTTCCATGTAAATTCAATAAAGCTACCAAACATGCGTCCTATTAATTCTTGTTGCTGGGCAAAGAAATCATATGTAGCCAAGCCGCCTATACCACTACCTGCTAACAAATAGGTGTTGGTATATGCTAGGTTAAACGGTTCAAACAAACTGCCGCCATCTGCACTACCGCCTAATCTACTGCCAATACTGCGCCTATAAATTTTTCTTACTTCAATAATTTCTTGAGGCAGTATGTATTCATTTTTATCTTGTTCAAACGGTAAAGTTATATAACTTTCTTCAACACTGTTTTCGCTACGCTGTCTATATTTGCTTAATGATTTGCCTAAAGCTGTATCATAATGTATTGGATCAAGTTCAACGTCTACCATGCCGCCACCTAAAAAGGTGTTGACATAATTGAATATTTCTTGCTTTTCTGTAGTTGTATCGGCCATGATTTATCTCCAATAGTATTTATCGTGTCGATAAATATAGTATGCCACGATTAAGTTTATACAGACCGGATAAAAGTAACGACTACGATTTTTTAGATAATATTATCTTTGAACAATTCACTGTAGGTGGAACAGATGTAGTTGTGCATAAGTATCTAGGTCCAAAATTAGCAAGCGACGACGATGCTACAGCTGATAAACCACAATACTCTAATGTTAGTGTAAAGAACATACAAGATTTGCTGTTTCTAGAAAACAGAGACAGAAAATACGATGAAGATGTTTACACCATGCGTGGGCACTACAATGTGCAAGATGCCGATTTTGATCTAAGTCAATTTGGTATATTTTTAAGCAACGATATGATTTTTCTAACTGTTCATATCAACAGCAGTGTAAAAACATTAGGCAGAAAATTTATAAGCGGTGATGTAATTGAATTGCCACACTTGAAGGATGAGTATGCATTGAATGATTTTGACGTGGCATTAAAACGATTTTATGTGGTAGAAGATGTGAATCGCGCAGCAGAAGGATTCAGTCAAACTTGGTATCCACATTTATATAGATTAAAATTAAAACAACTAGTAGACAGCCAAGAATATAAAGATATTTTAAATTTACCTGCAGACGAAGATAATCCGGATGGCAATACACTACGTGATGTCCTTAGCACATACAATAAAGAAATGGAAATCAACAATGCTGTTATTGCGCAGGCGGAATTAGATGTTAAAGCTAGTGGATATGACACTGCACAATTTTTTACTATTACAGTTAGAGAAAACGGTGAAGTATATTTGTTAAGTGCAGATACGACAGAACTTACTGCTGATGGACTTATCACTTCTGACATGGTAATGATGAATCCACCTAATAGTGCATATCTAGGATATCTGGTTGGCGACGGATTGCCACCTAATGGAGTTCCTTATGGAGAAGGATTTAACTTTCCAGCGACAGCATTAAGTTCAGAAGGCGACTACTTTCTACGAAAAGATTTTTTTCCAAATAGGTTGTTTTATTTTACTGGCACAACATGGAAAAAAGTTGAAGACAATGTAAGAACTACAATGAATCCAGATTCAACTAGAGATACACAAAAAGGAACATTTATTAATAATACTAATTACATGTATTTCAATAAACTTGGTTCTGATGTTATCAATGCAACAGAGGGTGATATAATTATTGATACAAGGTTAGATTTTCCAACCACAGCACTTTATGTGACTATAACCAATCAAGAAACAAGATTATTACAAGATTATGCTGTTGCTGAACATGAAGATCTATTTTTAGATGACGGAAATGGAAAATTACGAATTCAATTACCTATTATAGATAGTGTTCAAGAAACAATACAAAAAACAGGAAGATACGATATTTACTTGTATGCTAGACGTGAAGCCGAGAGACAGGCTATATCAAAAGCACTTAGACCGAGGTCAGATTTCTAATGCAATTTTTTTACGATGGACAGATACGCAGATATATTAGTCAAATAATTAGAGCTTTCAGCTTTGTAAGTTACCAAGACAGCGAAGGCAATCTTACACAGGTTCCGGTCATGTATGGAGACTTAACAAGACAAGTTGCTAATATAATGCGTGACAATAGCGAAAACAAAATGCCTAGTGCTCCACGTATGGCAGTATACATTACAGGATTAGAAATGGATAGGACTCGCTTGAGTGATAGCAGTTTTGTAAGCAAAGTAAGTGTGCGTGAAAGAGAATACAATTACGACACAAATGCCTATACAACAGCTCAAGGTAATGGTTACACTGTAGAAAGATTACACCCAACTCCATACAATTTGAGTGTAAACGTTGATTTATGGTCAACAAATACAGAACAAAAATTGCAAATCATGGAACAAATATTAATGGTATTCAATCCTGATTTAGAATTGCAAACCAGTGACAATTATGTAGACTGGACAAGTTTAACAGTCCTAAATATGGATAGTCTTACTTTTAGTAGCCGAAGTATTCCTACTGGAACAGATACAGATATTGATGTCGCCACTATGGCCTTTACTGCTCCGATTTATATTTCTCCGCCAGCCAAAGTCAAGAAACTAGGTGTTATTACAAGTATTATTACTAATGTATTCAATGTAGATACAGGAACTGTAGAACTAGGAGGGTTTAATCCTGATACAGGAACTGATGTTACTAATACAGAGGATATTACAATATTACCAGATGGCAGTGTAATAAATGCTGGACAAACAAATACTGGAGCACAAGGCCAAACAGCAGTGACAAATGATTTGTCAGGCAATACGCAAACATATGATGATGTCATAGTAGATCCTGATGATGACACTAGACCTAGAAATACTTTTGGTATTTCTAGCGATGCAGCGGTAAGTGTAAAATCTCCTGTTGTAACAACTTATCGCAATTTTGATATAATAGTAGAAGACGAAACTGCACGCCTTGCAATTAACAAACAGTTGCGTATTGGAGATATAACATGGGAACACGTTATCGAATCTGAAGAGTTTGCAACATATCAACCTGGTATAAGTCAAATAAGATTAAAAAGAGCAGAGTTAATTAATCCAGTAGTAGGAACTTTTGTTATAAAAGACGGAGATAAGTTTACATTAGAAATTGATTGGGACATTGACACACTTCCTCAAGACACCCTTATTCCTGGTCCAGCAAGAAGTGCATCTTTAGAAGGCACACTTGATTACATTATAAATCCAAGAACTTTCCATCCTATAAAAACATTTGGCACAACACTTGCAGATATTCCAAACGGAACAAGATTATTAATGCTTGCACCCATTGGTGGCAAGGTAGAAAGAAGACAAACATTTACTTTGCCTGATAATATAATTAACACGGATACAGATTTTGATATAGTATATGGACATGACGTGTTTGTAAATGGAACAAAGGTTACATCTACAGCTATTAATAGAGATGACAAGTATACAATTAAACTTGATAATACAGCGCCTGATAATGCAAAAATTAGGTATGTGCTACACATGAATCATGATGGCGCTGATGCATGGAAAGGAACCGGAGGCGAAGATTTTATTGCCGATCATTACGATATAGTTGAATGGGACGGAAACAATTGGAATATTGTATTTGATGCAAGTGAAACCGATGACATTGTTTACTCAACTAAT